CCATCCAGGCTTACTGCATACAGTGCGGCCAGGCCGCCTGAAATGCCCCCCACACTATTTGTAAGAGAACCACCGCCAAACCAGTACTGCGTACTTGGGCGAACATTGTACGGCGCGTAATTGAATGGAGTCTCCCATGCAGGTTTAGAACTTGCGGTGGCGTACCATCCAGAAGTTGTTCCGTCGCTTCCAAACGCTCGCCAGTAAGTATTGTTAGCAGGCAAGAACGAAGCAGCGCCGCCCGGCGAATAGCTGCTTACTTGATAAGTTTGTGTGGTGTATGAAAGCTCATCGTTGCAGTACACCTCAAAATAGATCTCCTCGGTGGCCGTGCCAACTTGGATAAACGAATAATACGGCATCTGGAATGGCGCAGTGCCATCCTGGCTGCCTATCTTGGTTCCATTTAGATACTTGTCAATTCTTGTTTGCTGGCCTTCGCCGCAGGGCGAGTTGAACTTAAAGATAGAGTCAAAAGTTGGTGACTGCTGCGGAGTAGCAAGGCCGTTGCCGCTTACGATCTCCAGTGACCTATTGATTGCAGCATCCAACCCATCGTCAGTGTTGCCGGTGTCGCCAGTCGGCGCCGAATCATCAAAGCCCAGCCCGCCGCCGCTGGGGGATAGCTCCAGGGGGTCAGTACCGTCAGCCGCCGTGAACGTTTCAGCGGGGATGGTGTTATCGCTGCTTGAGTTCACATCACAGCTGACGCCGGTGCGGCCGCTTGGCAGGATGATGCCGGTGCCGACAGCAGCAGCCACATCCAACGCGATCAGGCTGCGGCCTTGGTCGTCGATCGGGAAGTGCGTGGCCTCATAGCTCACATCACCCGCCAGTGTCTTGGTGATGCGCTCTACCTGGTAGAGGTAGTCATGCACCGAGTTGGCGTAGGTGGTGTTATCACGCGCCAGCTGCACGCGGATGATGTCGCCAGCGCTAATGAGCGTGTTGTGCTCCTGCGGCCGTGCTGCAAACCGGATGGTGTGCGTGGTGTAGAGCCGCTTGGCCAGGATGTAGGCGCCAACCTTGACGGCGTGATCCTCGCTGGTGCAGAACGTCGAGAGATCATGCGACTCATACGGTCCGGTCTCGGCGGTGCCGCTGTAACGCACCTCAGCGGTGCGGATAATGCCGATGTCGCTCTCCAGCTGCTGGCGCCAGATCACCTGCGCCACGAATGGCTGCCTGTCCGCCAGCGACAGGTAGTTGATCTCCAGCGTGCCGGGCAGCACCGTGTCTTCGGTGAAGGTGTACTCAGCCGTAATCGCCGTGGTCTTGATGGCGCCAGCGCCAGTCACCGGCAGCAGTGGCCGCAGCCCGCGCTTGCCGCCTGCGCTGCTCTCGGCCAGCAGGAAGTAAGGCGCCAGCCTGGCGGCGAGGTCGGAGTAGTTGGTGCTTTCGCGAATCTCGATGTTGCAGGTGAAGCCGTTCACCTCAAGGAACGTGGCTGCTGCCAGCAGTGCGGTGTTGTCGATCATCGCCGCCGGCACCCTGCTGGTATTGACCAGCAGCCACTTCACCAGGTCCGCGAAGTTGTCGCTGGGGCCGGTCACGCTGTCGTAGATCCGGGTGACGGCCATGCCACCACGGATGAACAGATGCACCTGGCGGTTGTACTGATCGAAGCCGTCCGGGATGGTGACGTTAAAGCTGAGCGTGCTGATGCCCGGGTAGCTGCCAACGGTGCCGCAGAAGAACGGCGCCTCGGGCAAATCCTTACCGGCACGCTGCACCAGGAAGTTGCCGGGCGTCCAGGTGCCAGCCCTGCGGTCGTAGGTCTGCGTGTGTGCGCCAACGCGGCAGGCACGCTGGAACACATCCTTGACCGGGATGCTGTCGAGCTGGCCCTCGCTCAGCACCAGCATGTAATAGGCGGTGACGTTGTTGCTGGCGTCATTCTCAAAGCGTGCTTCGGTGGCGCCGGGGCTGATCAGGATGCCGCCTTTGCTATTGCGGAACCGGGCGAACACGATCGGCACCGGCTCGCCAATCTGCGCGAACCGCTGCGGGCTGTCCAGCTCTGTGGTGCCCTGCGCGGCGGTTGCATCAGCTGGCGCGTTGATCTGACCGGCCTGGATGGCCAGCAGTGCCAGTGGATCGCTGGAGGAAAGGAAGCTCACTGCCTAATGCCCTGCCCCATGATCGCCAATGTCAACCGGCGCGGCGGCACTTGCGCTCCAACGGGAGACAATGCCGAGCCGAGTTGTATGGTCAGGCTAGTCAATCCACCATTGCCGCCAACCACTTGGCCGGTGTATGCAGCCACCAGCTCCTGCCCAGCTTGCGGGGTGTTGTTGTTGATAGTGGAATCGAACTGGTAGATGCTGAGATCCACCAGGCGGCCATCGCTGATGGCAGCGAGAAACGCATCCAACACCAGGCCAGTTGCTGCAGCGGTGACGGAAACTGACTGCTCAGTGCCGCTGCTGCCGGCGGTGATGCCATCAGCGATGAACGGCACGTAGTTCCAGCTGGCGCTCGACCATGTGACGCTGGTGTTGGCGTAGTAGCTCTGCCAGCGCTGGTAGGTAACACCAGCGGCGTCATAGATGCGGAGGTATTGGCTTTGCGCTCTCATCAGGCCATGCCCAGCGCGATGCGTGCTGATGGTGTACGCAGCCGGCCGATCACGCCTTCAGCGGTCAGTCGCATGGCGCGTTCCATGTCGGTCACCGTGACGTAGCGCTGGCCGTCAAACTCCATAACCGGGCCGGTGGTGATGTTGATCACTGGCGACTTGCCGCCACTGCCGGCCAGGACGGCATTACCTCGAGCACCAGCCAGGAAGCTGCTGCTGGCTGCCGCCATCTTGGATTCGGGGATGATGTACTCACGCTGGCCACCTTCACCAACCATCGCAAGCGTTGGCCGGTTGACGGTGCCGCCCTGCGCAAAGGCTGGCACTTTCATCGGTGGCACCAGCGGGATGTCAGGCGCTGGCAGCTTGTTGAACGCTTTGATCAGCACATTGATCAATCCAACTGCAAGATTGATCCGATCGACAACGTACTGAAGAATGCCGCGAAAGATGTTCTTCACCACACCGGCAGCAGTCTCAAATGCTGTCTTGGCAAAGCCTGCTGCACCATTCCAGAGATTCAGCCAGAACTGGCGGATAGGCTTGCCCCACTCCCACAGCCACCTCAAGAAGTTTGTTAGCGGCCTCCTGAATGCAATGCCCATTGCAACCACAGCTGCAACAGCCAGCACCGTCCAGCCGACAGGGCCAGAGAAGAATGCCAGCAGCGCCGGCAACACGGTGCCAGACAGGAAGGTCAGCACACCAGCGAAAGTCAGCTGAATGACTGTAAGGATGCCTGCAATGATGCTGCCAGCGGTAGCCAAAGCCGGACCGAGCAATGCTGCCAGCTGGATGATGTTGAGCAGGAAAGACACGACTCCAGGCAAGATCACTAGCAATCCGCCCAAAACCGCTGTGGTTGCTTGAAGCCACCCAGGCATACTGCCAAAGGCATTGCCAAGTCTTGTCAAACTGTCTAGCAGTTTGTCAAAGAAAGGCAGCAAGCCAGATTTTGTCAGCGATGCAGTGAGTCCTTCAACCCTTGACTGCAATGCTCCTAGCTTGTCGTTGAAGGCATCGGCACTTTGAGCAAAGTCGGTTGTGATCGTTGCGTTGTAGGCCTCGATGCCTTCGCGGCCATTGTTTAGCACTGGAATCAACCCAGGCCCCAGCTTCTTGTTGAAGAGATCCATTGAAAGGCTTGCCTTGTCGGCTCCATCAGGAAGCTTTGCAAGTGCTGTGGCAATGTCCAGCATTACCTCTTCAGTTGGGCGAATTTTGCCAGTCGTATCTACTGCGCTGATGCCAAGGCGTTGCATTGCTTTGCGGAATGCTTCAGGTCCGCGCTCACCAGCCGATAGCGCATCAATCTGCCTTTGAACTCCTTGCCTGATAACCTCTGTTTGCCGAGTAGTTGATTTTCTAAGGCTCTCTTCTTCATTTGTTCTTCTGTCATTAAGAGCATCTTCTTCGGCTTGTTGCGCATCACGCAGCTGCCGGCTGCGCGCTGTGCGCTCGCTCTCAAAGCGGTTTCGCAGGGCGCGCATTGCATCTTCTTGCTGATACCGCAATGCGTCCAGGGCAGATGACCGCGCGTTATCGTCAAGTCCTTTGTTGTCTTCAATCGATCTACGGCGGAGTTCGTAATTCTGCTCCAGTGATCGCTCCTGCTGCGTCAAAGCTTGGTCTGATGCTTCCCGCTCACGGTCTGACTGGTCGTTGTAGCGATCATCCAGCAGGCGCTGTTCTTTGCGGTAGCGCTTGTTCAGTTCTTTCAACCTGTCGTCAGTTTCATTCTCAAGCAATGTGATTCGAGATTCTGCCTGATTGCGTAGTGCATCTGTTTGATCACGCTCAGCCTGCTCGGCCTTCCTTGCCATCTCTTCAACTGAATCGCCAAACCTCTGAGTTGCGCCTACTGACAGGTTCAGGTTCCTGCCGAGCACAATCAAACCTCTGCCGACATCTTCAAGTGATGAGCCGCTGTCACGCGCAGCCTGTTGAAATCTGCTGAGCTGCTCCACGCTGACGCCAGTCTTCTGCGCCAGGTCGTTCATGTCGTCTGCGGCATCAATGGCCCTCTTGCCCATTGCCACCAGGCCGACACCACTGACCAATGGGATCAGGCCGCCCAGCGCACCACCTAATCCACCGGCGCTGGTTAGCAGTCCTTTCAGGCCGCCGCTGGCACGCTCTGCACCCTGCTTCAGGCTGCCAAGGCCGCGCGCCATTGCTCCGATGGCACCTTCGCCTTCAGTGATTGCTTTGATCTTCAGCAGCGCCTGCATTGATGCCATCAGCGCTTCTCCGCTTGCTTGTTGATCAGGTCCCGTGCGTGCAGCTCCATCACCTGCAGTTCCTCGAGCGTGGTGGCAGGGTCGCGGATCCCATACAGGCTAGCCAGTTGCAACACCACGCCATAATCCAAGCCGATCACGCCATTGCCGCTGGCGCGCCATTGCGTCATGCAGCGCAAGAACAGATCAACAGCATCAGCATGTTCAGGCCACAGCGGATACTTCTCTGGCTCTACATGGTGTGGCTCCAGGATGATGCCATACGCTGCTGCATCAGCCTGAAGCTGCGCCGTGTCACCCTTGCTGCTGCGCATCAGGTGATCAACGGCGCCGGTCAGTTTTTTGCTTTGGCCTTCTCGATGCTGTCGATGTAGGTGCCAACCAATGCCTCAGCAACGGTTGCCACCTCGAGCAGCTGCGCCTTCACCGCTTCTGAATAGGGGATCTGCGTGGTGTTGTCCGGCTCGAAGATGCCGCTCCAACCCACCAGGATCTCATCAGCGATGGCGCGCGTTGGGATCTGATCAATCGGCTCGTCGTTCTTCACCGCATGACGCAGCCGCTGGAAGTCGATAGCAAGCTCCTCCAGGCGCGACTGCGGCAGCCGCTTGAAGACCGCCTCAAACTGATGAGTGCGGTAGCGGCCATCATCCACCTGCTCACGCACCGTGATCGGCCAGCGGAAGGTTGGCGTTTGCTCGAGTACAAATCCCATCTCAGGTCAACGCCAGGGACCATTCGTCATTGCCGGCACCGCTCGGCAGCGGCCGGAATGGCAGCGTGATCATCGTGACAGCGTCTGCCTCTTCAATCGACGGCGCATCAAACGCGCATGTGCTGGCAGTGAAGGTGACGATGTTGCCGGCGGTTTGACCGTGCTGCCAGCTGATGCTGCCTGTAGTCTGCGCGCTCACGATCGCCAGGAAGTCCTTAGTGGCGAAGTTCGGCAGCTCGATGGTGATCGAGCCGCTGGGTGCCCGGCCGGTCACCAGCACTTCCTTGGTGCAGCCAGCCAGCTGCCTAAAGGTCATGTCCACACCCAGGCTCATGCTGAATGCCGACATGCAGGCCGAGAAGCCATGCACGCTGACTGCGGTGGTGTTGTCGCTGTTGACGGCAACCGGGCTGGCCTGGGCTGAGTAGGTCGGCGTTGGCAGCGACAGCGCACTAGGTGCGGTGTACTGACCCATCTGGTCAAATGCCAGGGTCGGCACTTCACCAGCGCTGAGGCTCAGCTCTGCCGTGCCGCGGATGCCGGTGATCGCCTGCCGCGCACCGTCGTCCTTGTAGAAGTCCATGGTGTAGCTGCTGAAGCTGCTCGACACCGGCGAGTAGGTGACGCTGGTGCTGGCCACGATCGCTTCAGCGGCTGCGCAGCTGCGCATCAAAGCGCCCCAGCGAGGTGCGGTGCCGGCGGTGCCACTGCCAGCCAGCTCAACGGTGGCCTTCACCGGCACCGATCGCTGGGTGACGATGCTGGCGCGATTGCCGAAATAGCTCTGGATCGTCTCACGCTCGGTGAGCTCGACCGCCAGCGGCTGCACATCCAGCTCAGTGAACAGCAGCGCATCACTGGAAGCTGGTGAGCTGTTGGTGTTGTAGGTCGTCTCGATCTTGCACAGTGCAAGTCGGTTGCGCCAGAGCGGCATGATCAGGCCTCAGGTTGCGGGGAAGGGTCTGCAGCGTCCGCGCTCTGGGCCGCTGGTGTTTCATCACGCAGCACCCATTCCCACTTCTTGGTATCCAGCAGATAGCTGCCACCGGCACCGGGATAAGCAGGAAGTGGTCGGGAATCAGGCACTGCGCAACAGGATCGCCACGCTCAGGCTATGGATTGCCTCAGGCTTCCAGGTTGTTGATACTGGTGCGGTATCTCACCTGATAGGTGCAGACCAGCCAGAGGGTGGAGAAATCAGCGCGATCAAATTGCGGATCCACGCCAGTCGGCACCATGTCGATCACCAGGCCGCCTAAGGAGCGATCACCCATGAGCTCGTTGTGCATGGCCACAACGATCGGGTCGGCCTCCTGATGTGGCACCACGCCGCGTGCATAGATGGCCACCAGCACATCCAGCGACCATTCCAGCTTGCAGGTGTTCACCACGCTGGGGTTGTCCCGGCCAGGCTCGATCACGATGGCTGGCGCCTCGTCTCGGCTGAAGGCCTGCTGGCGGCTGCGGAACACGCGACCATCGACACCGCTGGTGTTGATCAGCAGCGTTTCAACGCGCGCCAGGATCTGCTCTCGTTTGCTGCTCATCAGTCGTGTGCCTTGATCATCACGTAGCCAGCGGTGACGCCTGAACCGGCGGTGCTCACCCTGACGCGCATCAGCGCTGCGTTGATGTCCACCACCGTCAGCTGCACCGTGGAGCTGGCCACAGCGGTGAGCGGGGTGCCGATCGCGTACCAGCTGGCGCCGTTGTCGTCGGAGCCCTCCATCTGGAGCGCTGGTGCCGTGGTCGTGATTGCGCCGACGTTGACCACCAGCTGGGCGCGGTTGCCTGCGTCCCTGGTGTCCAGGCTTGGCGTTGTGCTGTTGAGCGTGGTGAGCACGATCGAGCGGTCAATCAGCTGGCGCACGGCTTCGGAGCTGTTGCTGTTCTGCAAGCGGTTGATCGCCCTGGTGAAGCTCGGGCTGGTGCCGCCCACGGTCTGCACGTATCGCACCCGGTTGCCGACAATCCTGATGAGCGGTGAGCGATAAATGCCTGAGCCGGTGATCCTCGGGAAGTCGTACACCTTGAACCAGTTGCCGCCCGAATCGTCGGATTCTTCGATCGCCACGTCCAGCGTTGGCGTGGTGCCTGTGACTGCGGTGACCGGAATGCTGACGCTGTAGCTGGTGCCAAACGTCGGTGTGAATGCCGCCGTGGTTGTGGTTGTTGTCAACGCGGCTGAGGCCACATCCGCGACGATGCCCGGCAGCGCCAGGTTGGCAGAGGTGACGGCTGCAACGGTGCCGGTGCCGATGTTGGCGGTGACGGTGCCGCTCACCGGCTGGGTGCCCAACGCACCGCCCAGCACCTGCACCGGCAGCGCATGGCTACCAACAGGATCGCTACTCGCTACTCGGATCTTCTGCCGTCCCTGATCCTCAACCTGAAT